AAGTCTCGTTCAAGTCGGCTTGAGTAGATGGAGTGTTGCTGTTGGTACCACCAGAAATCAGAGGATGGTTCACCAAGGCGTTGGAGCTGTTGTAACCAAACAACGACACGCCGTCACCACCCAAATAAGCGCCGTTGAAGCCGTTGTTCAACACGGCTGCAGCTTTAACTTGTTTGGTGTAAGCCATGGCGCGAGCCAAAGACTTGGTGTAGCGGGCAGACAAGCTGTCATACAAGTTATCTTCCACAGCTTCTTCAGTGATGGAGAAGCCCAGAGCGATAGTCTCGTGGTTGTAGCGAGTCGACCATGCTTCTTGTGCATTGTCGTAAGAGATTGCAGAGCCTTCGTTCTTCACTGGAGCAGCGGAGAAACCAGACAACTTCACCTCTTCTTCAAAGCTACGCTCAGAAGTTTCGGTTTCGTAGATCTCTTTGTGTTGCTCACCGTAGCGAGCGTATTCCATGCCGAACAAAGCGTTCAAGCCGGGGAGCAGTTCTTTAAGTAACTGTGCGCGTGAAATAGCCATGATTTACTCCTTAGACACCAGTGGTGTTGTTGTATTGGTGAGTGTTGATCTTCACCAGCAACTCGGTGTAAACACCAGCAGAAGTGGCAGTCTCAGGGACCACGTCGATGACGCGCAATGGGATGGTTGCAGTTGTACCAGCACCGGTCAATGTCACAGCAAAAGCGCTATCGCCAGTAGTAGTAGAACCTGCGTTCAACACCAAAGCCACGTTAGAACCAACGTCAGCGCGGCTTGCAGTGCCCATAGTTGTACCAGAGGTAACAACGGCCACTTTGAACAGAGCTTGTTGGTCATCCACAACATAAGCAACAGCTGGGTTAGCAGTTGTAGATGCCAATGCGGGGATGTACTGACCTTGAACCAATTGGCCCGAAGAGTTAGTGTATTGACCGCCCATCACAACACCGACGATGCCGCCAGAGTTAGTAGTGGTCGATTTAACGAGATAACCATCGCTGTTGAGCAACACGGTATCGCCATTGAAAATAGCGGTGCCGAAGCCAATAGCTACGGGAATCTGACGGATTGCACCGGCGTATGGTTTGCCATCAAGCGAATTGATAGGTACCAAGCCATAAGGTGCCGAAACGGTAGGGTATGCCATTTAGGACTCCAAAAAATTTTAAGAACCAGAACCGAAAGTAACCTTCGACTTCTTGTCCGAGAACAAGGGCATACGAGGATCACTTTCACGAAGGAAATTGTTGTCCACGGACTCCATCTGAGACTTGTTCTGATTAGCGTAATACGCTGCTCGTTGATCCAAGAACTCTGACGGGATGCGGCAGAGCAACAAACCACCCACTTCAATGTTGCCTTTAAAGCGACCTTCAGTAGTAGCGTGCATCATGAGCTCAGGGTACTCCTCTGCTTTGCAGGGCTCGTAACCTTCGCGTAGCTTAGAAGAAATATTTGATGGGTCAGCGACACCAACAGTACTGGTACGAATCCAGCGATGAGTCCAGCCGGGGCGGGCATCAGGGCTAGGCAGAGTCTCGGGTGGACGCCACGCCGTTGGGCGTTGTGCGACCGTACGGTCCTCTAATTTACGATCCAGTCGGTTTTGTTTAGCACCGTTTTCCATCATTCACCTCTTTTCAGCAAAGCAACCTGTTTAGCGTATTGTTCAATAGGAACCCCAAGACGGCGAGCGATCGCTGCTTCGGATGCCTTCAATCGAATACGATTAGGCGGGGTGCTACGTGAGGCCGGAGCCACTACAGTAGCGGGTTTTGTTGCACGGCGGGGAGTTTCCTCTTCAGCCGGTTCTGACGTCTTTCGTGGAGGCGTTTCGTCATCCTCATAGCTCTGTTCACTTTCAAAGTGTTCAGGAAATCGTTTGCGCATCGTTTTGTCGATGGTGCGGAAGTACTCTTCACTTCCTACATAGTCCGAACCATACTCCTTTGCGAGCTTCTTGTCAAGCCCTAAAGCAGTCATAGTCATTTCTTCATCAACTCCCCACCAATCATTGTTAGCTTGCATCCACTTTTGAGTGCGTGGAGTAAGCTGTGGTTGAGCGGGTTGTTGCTGTTGCGCAGGAACAAAAGTTTCTTTCTCATCAACCTCGATGGGTCGCATACCGTGGGCCTTATCGACCTTCAGCATGGCGCGGGCAATCTCAGCTTGGGCGTCGGCCTGAGCATCAATATCACCTGTTTCAACCGCATCGCGATAGGCTTTCTTGGCGGCGCTCAGCTCAATATCAGCAGACGACTTTGACTGCTCAATATAGGCGTGGCTACCGGTAGCAAGCTGTTGTTGGAGACGTTTGTTCTCCTCGTAGACCTGCTTGGCATAGGCTTCAGCGGCCTGACGTTCACGCAGGGCTTCTTCCTTAGCGCGGCGTTCATCGTGGTAACCACGGGTGAACTTCTTGATACGCGCTTGAACCTTCTCGTCGTATGAGTTCAACTCATCTTCCGAGGGATCTTCAGGGGGTGGCGCGGCTTTACGGCCACGGTCCGCTGGCGGGGTATCGTCCTCAATCTCTACTTCAAACTTGTCGTCTTCAGCAGCAGCTTGTTTAGCTTGTTTTGCTTCCTTTTCGTCAGGAAACTCGAACTCGTCTTCAAACTTATCGGTCATCTTTTACTCCTTACGATGCACGCGTGATACCACGGGGGTCTTCCACAACTGCTTCAACCGAGTCATCATTGATGATGCGGAATTCACGGCCATGAATCTTCAGGCGGGTGCCTGAATTGGGTCGGACGATGACGAAGTCACCTTCCTTGCATGACGGACCAGATGGGAAACGAGTCTCATCTTTGTACGCGTCAGGGCCAAGTTTCACTACGAATAACACAGAAGTCAGAACTTCTTCGTGATACATAGCTTGGCTAGATTTGATGATGCCTACGTCGCTGTCGGCGTACTGCTCCATAGCCTCGGGGACTACACACAGCACATGAAAGCGTTTGGGATCAGGCAGTTGCTTCGCCTTATCCTCTGCGGGTTTGTTCAACAGACCAGACAGGTCCACTGCTCCCGCTAGGTTAATTTCACTCATCAGATTGCTCCATTCGTTGCACAAGGTCTTTGACAATAGATTCTGCGTGAGTCAGACCTCGGATGACCCCACAGACGTGACGATACTCGTCGAACGTTTTGGCACCTCCTCCTGAGAGGAAGGAATTCTGGTCGCCACGGAGTTTGTCGATCTCCTTGGCGATGTAAGCAAGCACTCGGCTGTTGTCCAACTATTACTCCTTCTTGTCGCGTGGTACGCGGTTTTGGGCGATACGTTGTTGATGCGCTTGAGCGCGTTGGTGATGCAGTTGAGCTTTGCTCTTGGAAATGTCCACACCGATGCGTGTGCCCTCGAGCTCTGTCTGCTTGTTCAACTTGTCGCGGGCAGCGGCTGCCGTAGCGGCCACTTGCATTGCAGCGATCTCTTTTTGTGCCTCGATACGAGACTTCTCGATCTCCAGCTGGTCGGCCTTGGCAGCGGCGTCGATATGTTGCTTCTGCATCTTGAGTTGCAACTCTTGCTGCTTGAGCTCCAATTCTTTCTGTTGCATTTGCACAACAGGGTCTTGGGCTTGTTGCTGAGCTTGTTGCTGCGCGGCTTCCTGCTTGTTCTGCTGGAGAAGTTGTTGCGAAGCCTGAGCTGCGGCCATTGCGATCTGGTCGGCTTGCTCTTTGGTGAGGTTCTTCTGGTTGTCTGCGCTTGGCAACACCATGCCCATTTGCTTCTCGATCTGCAAGCGGTACTCGAACGCGACGTGCTCGTTGACGTGCGCCATCATTGCTGCTTGGATAGCCTGAGCTTGTGGGTTTTGACCAACGATCTGCATGATCTTGGGGTCTTGCATTGCAGCCATGTGAACACCCAAGTGAGCTTGGTGGTTCTGCTCCATGAACGCTTTCACGGGCTTGCCGGTCAAGATGTTCTGGTTCTCCTGCACTGGGTCGGTAGGAGTCTGGTCGTCTTCCACTGGCACCAGCTTGTTGGCGTTCTTCACACCCAACACCTCAATCATTTGGCGGTGAAGAAGGGGCAGGTTATACAACTGCGGTGCACTTTGGGCCAGCTGCAACACTGCTTGGTACTGCACGACTTTTTGAGCCATAGTGGCTGCGTTGGGGTCGGACACAGGGATGACGTCCACCATGTCGTAGTCGGCACGTTTGACGGCGCGGCTACCTTCTTCTGGTTCATACGCGTATTCTTCTGGTGTGTAGTCGGCAATGATGACCTTGAGGAGTTTGAACTCTTGCTTCATCGCGTAGTGCAAGCGGGCCTGCACAGCGGACATAACTTTCAGAGTGCGCTCCAACAGAGCCAGAGTCGTACCCACAGGAGCTTGTGCGCTCATGTCGGACACGTTCATATCACCAGACGACGCAAAGCTACGGCCTTCAGACACGATCTGGTTGAACAGAGTGAACAGAACCTGACTTGGTTCCTTGTATGGCAACGGTAAGATGTTGTCGCGGATCGAACCGCTTGGCACGTCTACGTCGCGGAACTCGCCCGGTTGGATTGGAGTGTCATCGCCTTTAATTCGCAAGCCGCGAGACTTGAGACCCCCCGGGAGGTTGGACAAGGTACCAGCATCGACGAGCTGACGAATGAGCATTGTGGCACTCTTCGCATAACCCCCGATGAGGTGAATGAGTCCGTAGCCGTAGAAACCGAACCCCGGAATGTATTGATAATGCACAAAGTGTTGGCGTTTGAGTTTGAGCGCGTC